GTTCGTCGTACTTTCCTCTATCTTGAGAAGATCACTAAGAAGACAATGCAGTTCTTCCTCTTTGAGAACAATACATTGTTCACTCGTACAAGAGTAGCTAATACTTTGACACCATTCTTTGAGCGTGTTAAAGCTTCTGATGGCTTGTATGACTTTATGATTGTCTGTGATGAGCGTAACAATACTGGTGAAGTAATTGACCAGAATGAGCTTGTTGTTGACATTTACTTGAAGCCAGTTCGTACTGCTGAGTTTATTCTCGTCAACTTTTACGCGACTAGAACAGATACAAACTTCGAAGAGCTTGTTGGAAACTAAATAGTTTGTCCAAACCAAATAGGAGGGGGTCGAAAGACCTCCTCTTTTTTTGTGGAGAAATAGCTACAGTTGCATAAATAATGGTATGGCCCAACATAATAATTATGCCAAAGATAGAGACCTTATGATGGAAGCTTATGCCTCTGTTAGTGGTTATGTTCCGAGAACTTCAACTACTGCATTGCCACGTGGCTACGTTCTCACTGAAGCTCACTGCGATGAAGAAAGTTTAGAATCTGCTGAGCTTGGTGGTGACCTTTATGAAGTAGGTGCACCAGATCCAAGTAATGAAAGCGAGCTTGTCATTTCTATTGTAAAACATGCTAATGGTTACATGATCACAACTGGTCAATTTAGCTCTCCAGAAGACTTTGTAACAAAAGGTCCTGACAGTGCAATTGAAGCTGGTGGATATGCACTTACTCTTGATGGTAAGCTTATGGCGGAAGATGATCTTAAAGATGGTTTAGGTCATGAAGATAATGAGCGAGCAGAAGGAGCAGCTTATATGGCACCAGAAGGTATGGGGCCGGGTGAAGATGCTGAGCAGCGAGAGGGTGCTACACATAAGTATACTGTTATTGAAAATGACAAGGAAGGTAGCATTCAACCAATGGAATACAGGCAACCAGAAGGTGATCTTATCAAGACTGTTAAGAGTGGTGGTATGGTTAAGAAGTGTTATCAGCATCCAGCGGGTCGTGAGTGGGTTGTTGAATCTGATAGACCAATTGATTTTAATCAGGAAGGTAGCTGGACATGGGATGAAGATGCTGAGCAGCGAGAGGGTGCTACAAATGAGTTTCCTGATGGTGAAGGTAAGTATGAGGTAGCAAGCGTTGGTGGAATGCATGGCCAATCCATAATGAGAGGTAAGAAGTTTAACTCTTTGGCAGATGCATGTGCCCATGCTGGTTGTGATCTGAGTGAAGTTACTTCAGACAAGGATGGGTGGTTCGATATGGAGGGTGATGGTAAAACTCTTGAGTTTATGGTAGATGAAGATACAGCTATCGTTATGCATAAGAATCTTCCAGCCGAAGACAGCTCTTGCGCTTCCCACTAATCTACATTAAAATATAACTTTTTACAAGAGAAGGTCGCAAGACCTTCTCTTTTTAAGTGCTCTAGACATAAATAATAGTACAATGCCAGTATCACAAAATATTCAAAACTTCTACCGTACCGCAGCTGATAAAGACTTCAGCCGTGATTTTCTTTTCCGTGTGACTCAGATGCAGTTGCAAGGTGTACCTGCTCTTAGTGAAAGTGATCTTATCTATGTTAAGGCTGCTTCACTTCCAGGACGTAACATTGGTAACGTTGCTGTACCCTATATGGGTCTTAGCTTAAACGTTCCAGGTGCTGTAACTTATCCAGGATCTGAAGCTTATCAACTTAGCTTCTACCTTGATGGTGAAAGCTCACTTCGTAACTTCTTTGAAACTGCTTCACGTGCACTCTTTAACGATGAGTCCTCTACCGGTGAGTATGGTACACCTGATGATGATTTCTACATTCAGCTTGCTCAGCTTGATAAAGACCTTGAGCCTATCACCGAATATAAGCTAGTAGGAGCTTCCCTTCGTAATGTAAATCCAATCTCATATACGATTGCTGGTGGTACAGGTGCTACAGTTAGCGTTGATTGTACTATTTCTTACCACTTCTACACAAAAGAGCGTTAATTTAAATGCCTAATGCTATTCGAAAGCGTCTTCGTCTACACCAAGACTGGACAAACGACATCCCTCTCAAGAACATTTGGGGGATTAACTTCTCAGCTCGTACTGGCAGTGGAGCGATGGTTAATGTCGGTGACGCTATTGAATATTTCTTAGACATATATAGACCTAACACCTATAAGGTTGATAACGACCTTTTCGATAGAGTATCTGACTTTGATTCTGGCTTTCTTCTCGCACAAGATGTAAAAATGCCAGGATTAACTCTTAAAACAGATGAACAAAGTATACCAGGTTCTGGTGGTATGCCAGCTATGCAATATTCAAATCGTATAGCTGAGAATCATAAAATGACAATATCATTTCTTGAGACTAATAGAGATGTATTTTCTTTCTTTATACAGCCTTGGATTGTTGCTTGCTCATATGCTGGTTTGATCGAAGATGATAACGAACCGGATATTAAATGTAATATTGATGTTATACAATACTCTCGTACAGCTGAGAAATATGGTGATAAACTTGGTGAGTCAAATAAACGTCGGCGTAGAAATGATTCAGTAGAGTATGGTATTCGTAAGATGCATACATTCTACGATTGTGTACCTTATCAATATGATGGTGATAGGTTTAGTTACGGTAAACAGTCCTTATCTGACATAACACGAACCGTAGGCTGGAACTTTGCGCACTATCAATTAAATACTCCAAGAGGAGTGTTAAATGGAATTTAGTATTGAAGTAAACTTACCATCAGGTAAGAGAGTTAGAGTTAAGGAGCTTAATAATGAAGAGTATCTCGCTATTATTAAATTTGCGCAGAATAAAGACTTTAGAGGTCTTGGTGCGTTCCTTGATAATCTCTACATAAGACCAGATTTAAATATAGTTGATAGAATATATCTTCTCATTTATATGAGAATGACATTTATCGAGCCAGATATTAACTTATCTATTAAAGAAAATTCAGTAGCAGTTAGTGTTGCGTCGATGCTAGATAAGATTGAAGAGAGTTATGTTGACTTAGAGACAAATATATCTATAAATGGTATCGAGATTACATTAGATCTACCATGTATAACATATTATGAGAATATAGATGAGCTACTCATTTCTACTATCAAGCATATTCAGATAGGTAATGACTCTATTGACTATAATGAACTAGATGATGAAGTCCAGGCAGAGGTATTGAGTAATCTACCTGCATCTGTATTTGAGTACGTTAACAAGTTTCTAGAAACTATACAAGAGAACTTACTAAATGTTGATCTTATTGAAAGTAACGATAGTATTGGGCTAGAGTCGACACGTATTAATCTATTGGCAAATAATGTGCTAGAGTTTATATCGAGCCTTTATGGTACAGATTTAGAAGGCTTCTATTCAATGATCTATTCTTTCCAGAATACTATTATGCCTGGTAGTAATTATTTCTTTAAGATGTCACCTATTGAGTCACGTATTATAATGAACACTCATAGTAACAGAGTTAAAGAAGAGAATGACCGGTTGCAAAAGCAGCAACAGTAATTAAATAACTGTATGAGTTCAACCGCTAGAAGCTTTCTAAACAAGCTTAAGGATATTAATGAGTCAAATACCGTTAACGTAAAAGTACCTTCCACAGGTGAAAAAGTAGATTTTAGGCTTATTAGTGTAAGTCAACAGAAAGCTCTCCTTCGTACAGCTTTTGATGGAGTTGATGGTGTTATAGACAGAGCAGTAATAACGAATAAAATTATTAAAGATAATTCAACTATTGAAGATGAATTTCTAATTGTTGATAAGCCGGCTATTTTCATCGCTCTTCGCAAAGAGTCTCTTGGCTCAAAGATTAAGATTAAGGATGAGGAGTATGACCTTGATAATGTAACACCGCTTGATAAGGCTGATGTAAAGCTTAAGCATACAATCGTGTTTGATGATATTAAGGTTAACTTGAAAGTACCTACCCTTACTATTGATAGTGAAGTAGCAGCGAAGCTTGCAAAGGAGATTGCCAAGGTACAAGGTACTGATGATAAAATTAAGCAGGGTATTGACACTGTTATATCACATGAATCTTGTAAGTATATCGATAAGGTATCAGTTGGTGAAGATGTTATTGAATTTGCTACAATTAGTGTACACGAGAGAGTAGATATTGTTAATAACCTACCACTATCACTAAACAATGAGATCGTTACTTATATTGGTAGTATTAAAACGGCCACAGATAAAGCTCTGACTGTGGCTGAGGAAGTAGTTGTAGAAATTGATGCAAGCTTCCTATCTGGTGATTAAATAATAATGTGGCTGAAGACTCTACTAACCCATTTGCCAGTATATTAGGCGCTCTTTCTAGTAAGAAGGGCGATAAAGGCGTGAGGAAAGATAGCGACGTTAAAGTAAAAGCTCAATTAGTTCCAGCTGAAGTAGCTCGTTACGAGAGAATCTTCAGTATAATGAAGGAAGTGGTACACCCTGATCCTGAGGTGGGGAAGTTAGAAGAGGATAAGGAAAAAAACGCCATGTCTGGTATGAACGGCGTGTTGAAGAGCTTAGGTATTGATAGTGGTTCAGGTGGAATAGGTAAATATACAGCTCTTTTAGGTGCTGGTCTGGCGGCTACAGCTTTAGCTTTCATGACCGATAAGGAGAAATTGTTAACAATGGCCTTTAAAGTAGCTAAGTTTCTTCCTATTAAGCTGCTTAAAGGTCTTCCTCTTGTTGGATCTCTTTTAAACTTTGGATTTGCTTATCAAGCATTTCAAGAGGATAAACCTTTAAAAGGAGTATGGGAGCTGACTTCCGGAATAGCTGGTCTCGTACCAGGAATTGGTACAGCTATATCAATTGGTATGGACATGATTATGTATATGTTCGAACAAAAAGAGGCGGAAGAGGCGGCGAAAGGTAAGAAAATAGACTTTAAAACATGGTTGGCAGACTGTGCCTCAAATATGGGGATGACTATCTTTAATAACATTAAGGATGGCAAGGTTCCTCTTTTAAGTGGGTTCTGGATGTTTGGTGAAGGTCTTGGCCATTTTTTGATTGCAGACTGGGACAAAGGACTTGAATGTTGGGAAAAGATTCTACCTGCTTTCTTAGGTCAAGCTAGTGATGAAGATAGACAGAGTTTCTGGGATGGTGTTAATGCTATGAACCAATTGACAGCAGATGGTGCTGAGATTGCTTATGAGAAAGCAAGCACTTGGACTGGCGATGCTTGGAGCTTTGTTACAGCGTTCTTTACTGATGTAGGAGTGTCGATCCAAGGTTGGTTTAATGGTGTTATGGATTGGTTTGATAAGACACTTGACGAAGGCAAGAAGCAAATTAATCAGTTCACTAGCGATCTTTTTGGAAAGGAAATATTTGAACTCGAAAGTGAAAAGAACTTAACGAGTGAGACGAGTGCCGAGCGCAACTCAAGGGAGGCCCGCATCCGCGCCGAGATGGATGAGCAAGCAGCTGCTAATAAAATGTTCGGTTCGGAAAAAATGACAAAAGCTGAGTGGGATGCGATTATGAAACCTATTGATGCTGATGGTAGTGAGCTTTCTGGTGACGAACTCAATGCCTGGCGAAAGAGGAGGTCGGAAGCTTTTGCTGAAAACTTAAGTAAGTACAGAGCAGAAATGAAAAAGAGGGGTGATGCTTGGACAGCTGGTCAACTGGCTGGTAAATCAAATACAGAGATGGGCTATGGGGAACCACAAGCTGTCAAAGATGGTATTGTTCATCAGAATGGTAGGGCAACTCGTATTGATAGTGAAGATAGTGGAATCTTTGCTAAGCCAGGTGGTCCAATCGACAAGATGCTTGATCAAAACTCTGCTGTTATGAAGACTATTCAGAGTATCAACGCTCAACAACTTAACGTATTAGTAGAGATTCGTAACGGAATCAACGCCCTAAAGAGTAGTGGTGGTGGAGAATTAACCTTTGCTAGTGCAAATTTAACCCAAGAATTTTTTGAATAATGAGCACAGTATTAGTTAACACGACCGGTGGGTCTACATTTCAGGGCGGGACTTCAATAGCTGATTTTGGTGTAGATAATTCTGCTATTAAAGAATTAGGCCTTGAACTAAACGATGCAGATAAGAGACCAATACTCAAGCCAACTAGACAGGTAATCGATGTAGTTAATGACTTTAGTTGGTATGCTGGTCCTAAAGCCTCTCCTAAGGCTCTTAATAGAGTACCTTGCTGCTTTCTTACTGAGAGAGAGCAGCTACTTAGCTCTGTAATTGCTGGTAGTATTTACTATCTAAATGCTGGAGGGCAGTTTACAAAGGGTGTTTTGGAGAGTAAGTTTGTAACATCTCTATTGGGTAAGGCAGCAGAAAATACTGCTACTGATTCTGTTATTGGTGGAACAGCCAAATTCCTTGGCTCTGCAATTGATGCTATTCAAAGTATTGCTGGTTCAGAGTTGGATAGAGGGCTTCTCACTCAACATAATCTTAATTCGTTACACGGTATCTACTACACCAAGCCAACAGACTTTAAATATAGACTACCGCTTTATGCAGCACCTGAAGGGGAGTTGAGTGAAGGGTTCGGGACAAATAACGCTGGTCAGGTAGGTGAGATAGCTGGAAAGGTTATTAACAAAATAACTGATGTAGCTGAAATGATGGCTAAAGGTGTTAACTTTAGCCAGCCAGGAGTATATATTGAAAAACCACAATACTTTCAAGGTGCAGGTGGTAGATCAGAGACAGTGAAGTTTCCTTTATCTAATACAGTTAGACGTGGTACAGCATCTCCAATTCAACAGAACTATGAACTCTTATGGCTATTGGCATTTCAGAATAGACCGTATAAGACTACATTTGCAAGAACACCTCCACCAAAGCTATATACAGTTACTGTACCAGGCCACTTCTCTATGCCATATGCTTACATTGATAATATGTCTGTTGAGTTTGTGGGTACAGTTAGAAAGTCATACGTATATGTACCGTCCGGTGGTAGTGGTGAAGGAGCATTAACAGCTAAAAAGATTAAGACTGATGTACCTGAAGCATATCAAGTATCATTAACATTTAAATCCCTTCTCGGTGAGTACGGTAATACTATGGTTTCAAATGCGTTTAATACATCTTTTGATGATAACAAAGTATCGGTAGGGGACGCTCCTAACGAAGCGGATTTGCAGTTCAATAACGTCGAATCAGGCTTTTAGACGCTAAATAATAAATTTATCCTCTATCAATTAAAACATGAGTACAATAATAAATGGTTCGAAGCAAAATGATGTTACAGAGTTAAAGTCACTTTCAAATGATATGTATGAAAATATCTTTAAAGTAAATGTTCTCGATACAGATATCACTAACCTTTACTTCTACAACTTACTTAATAAGGTAATCTTTCCAGAGAATATTTCTGATGAGATTGTAGATACTATTACACTACAGAATGATTTACCGTGGACTACCCTCTCTTATAAGCTATATGGTACAATTAATTTGTGGTGGACAGTTTACCTTTTGAATAAACCTGACTATATATTTAAGGCGAAAGCTGCTATCGAGTATAAGTATATCAAGCCTGGTGCTATGAAAGCTGTACTTCAACAAATTACACTTAATAAATAATGGTCATCTACGGTAATAATCTGGCAGAGAAGTTACAGGGTCTTGCTATAAGTAAAGACTTCTTAAAGTATAATACACCTTTCTGTGATATTGTTGATGACCCTGATTTTGAGGTTGATATTAATCTTGCGTTGGGCTTTAATAGTGCAATCACTGGTAACGAAGATGCAGCTATTAAATTTGTACAGGACCTTACTCTTAATTCAAATATGATGGATAACTCTTCAGTAGAGTTTTACGTTCATAAGATGACACATAACCCAATCTTTACTTCTGCCATCAAAGAGATGAGAATGAGATGGGATGATTTAAATGGTGCCAGTGATGACTTTCAAGACAAACTTAAAGATGCTCTTAAGGATTGCTTAAACTCCCCCTGCAACTTATTTCAAGAGACCTCAGATAGTATGGGTCGAATGGCACAGTCCGCTTCTACAAGAACATCAGATAACACGATGGGGTCTTTAAGCTTTGCTAACAATTCCGGTAATCCAAATGGTGAGGGTGATGAAGGAGATAGTGGGGTAATTACTTCTCTAAAGAATATGGTAGATGGTATGGATCAAGCTATTACCAATAAGATACCTAAGATCTTTTCGAACGCCTTTACGGAGGTTGTAAGTGTTGCTGATAAAGCTTTCACTAATACTCAAGATGTATTGATGGGTAAGAAGAACTTACAGGATCTTGTAACTAAAGTACAAGAGGGTAAATCATTTAGAGACCCAGCTAAGGTATTTAGATATAGTCCAGATGTTAAAGCTAACTTTGATTACTCTGCTGCTGCTTCTAATGTATTGTCCAAGATTAAAGAAGACATTGGTGGTTGCTTCAACAGATTTGAGTTTAAGTATAGGTATAATCCATATGAGAATAACATGTCTCGACCAATTGGTTCAAGGGTAGGTAACTCTAATGGTAGGAAGTATGATTCTGATGCTACAGGTAATCCAAATAGATCTGCACAGTCTAACGGTTTTGGATTAGATAGACAAACTACTACAAGTAATCCAGGTGACAACCTAAGAGCTAATACTGTTACATTAGGTAAAGCAATAACTACTGATACTGTTAAAGTATCTAAGTCATATTTGCTTGATGGTAAGACGAAGAATAATAGACAGAATTACTCCATCTTCGCCTCTCTCATTGATACACAGACTAAAACATTGTGGTATGAGAAATATGATAAAACACCAGGTGACAAGTTAACACTTCAAGGAATGGGTAATCTCGGTCAAAACTTCCGAATTGGTGCTTCAGTGTTTGGTAACGACGGTGATTATATTAAGCGTGCATTAAATGATGCAGATACATCAGATCAGGAGAAAAAGAAGTATGGTACTACTACAATGATAGGTAACTATAATACTGGCTTTAAGCATCAACTTGATGATGAGGGTATGGAGACTCTCTTCAATACTCCTAACACAAAGATTCTTAATGATGGTGTTGCTATTAGTACAGCTCTATTTAGAGAGTTTATAAATGATCCAGATGCTGGAATTGGAGATGCTTCATATAAGGATCCACAACTTCAAAATGAGTTTTTTGTAGCAGCAAGACCTGTTGGTTCAACAAATGACTATAAATACTATAAGATTACTGATAGTAACGATCAGTCCAAGATCAATGTTGATTTTACAGTTGGTGCTTGGAGTCACTATATGAAGTCGTTTGGTTTGGGTGAGTTGCAGGCTGCTTCAGAGGGCGCTGCGAAGAGAGAAAAGATAATTGGTACGAAATGGACAAAGGTACAAAAGATCTTTACAAACCCTAAAGCAGGTCAAATGGAGGTTCGAATATGTACTGGTCCACTTGAGGAGGTTAAAGATGCTGTTAGCAGTGATACAACAGTTATAACAGCTGAGGAGCAAGCAGCTGCACTCGAACAACTTGAAACAGGAGTAGTTGCTAATACTGGTGGTAATGTCGTCTTCCAGCTGAAAGGTAAGAAGCGCTCAGGTCCGCTGCAGCCAAGGTTAGAGAATATGATTAGAGAGGCGAGTGAACGAACCGGTTATAAGATTGTAGTATTTTCAGGTGGACAAATGTCTAAATCTGAGGCCAGAAGTAAGGGTGCAGTAGTTAGAGGTGATGATTGGTATTTAAATGGTAGGGTAGTTCGAACAGGTTCAATTAGACATGATAACGGCTACGCTGCTGATATTCAAGTATGGGATGGTGGTACAAGATTAAGTGCAGAGAATAGTTCACACTTTGAAAGATTACGTAATTTTGCTGGGCTGCTTAAGTCCTTAGGAATGGAAAGTTATGGTGCTGGTCCAGGTTATATGAATGGTAACCATCACGTTGATATTGCCTTTAGCGCTTCACCGCCTACAACAGGTTCAAAGACATGGGGAACTGGTACGCGATCTGCCAATACCCCTCAATGGTTGAAAGATGGGTTTATAAATGGTAAATTCAAACCTACACCTCCTCTAGAGCGTCAGGATGGTGTTGCCTCTGAAGTAAGTACAGGTAATGGTGAAGTTCCGGCCCCGGTCACTCCTAATGCTGCAGCATCAACTCCTCCAGAAGAAGAGGATTATATTGCGAAACGAGCCCGTATCGACGCCGAAAATCGGAGGATTCATAATAGTGAAGTGGATGTCGATGCCCTTGGTACTCCGTATCCTGCATATTTTAAGCAATGGACAACAACTGGCAGTGATGGTAAAAAAGCTATTATTTGGGCTAAAAGTCAGAAAGAAGCTGACGCTACTCAAAGAGGTTATGATAGCATTCGAGAGAATGGATACTAGATGTCAATAACATCTTCCTGACCTTTATCAGCCTCTGGCTCCGGTGCTTTTAACATTGCCTCCATTAGTTCTTCACGAGACATTACCAGCTTAGTTTGATTATCAGCCATATTGAGCTGCTTCTTAGAGTCAATGTCCATTGTCTTAAGCTCTTTACGAGCCTCGTTATTGGCTTTGTTAGCATGGATCTTCTGCATTGTCTCAATAGAGCTATTTGCTGATCTCATAAGTTCAGCTAGGGAAGCAACATCTCTATTCTCAGGCGCTGATGAGATATAGTCCTTAACATTATCAACAGCATCAAGTGTAGTATCAATAAGCTTTGCTGTCTTCTTAATAAGATACTCTTCAAGGTCCTCTACCTCAGGAATCTCTTCTTTTGACTTCTCCTGCCTTGTGATAGAGTGATGCTGAGTAGTCAACTGAGATAAGATGTCATCAACTGCACCGTCGACTTCATTACCACCGTTAGGATCAAATGTAGAATCATACTCTTCCATACACTTATTTAATCACTTAGCATTACTTTGCAACATTTAGTTGATTATTGCCATTCATATGCCATAATAGTGTTATATGTTACTACAATTTGAAAAGACTCACGTAGATGCCGTTCTACCTGGTAAGAATCATGATAGTGATACTGGTATGGATGTTACTTGTATCGAGGACTTTACTATTCCAGCTCACGGCTCTGCTGTTGTTGGTGTTGGACTTAAGTTTGCCTTTATCCAGCCAGGATATTGGGTTAAGGTAGAAGGTCGTTCTGGTCTTGGCTTTAAGCATGGTATCATGCCTCATCCTGGTATCATTGATAGCGGCTATCGTGGCGATGCTGGAGTTAAGCTCTATAACCTTACTGATAAAGACTATGAAGGTAACGCTGGTGATCGTATTGCTCAGTTCGTTGTCTATACTAACCATGATGTTATTGTAACTGAAGGTGATGTAGTTGATTCTGATCGTGGTGAGAAAGGCTTTGGTTCATCTGGTAAGTAAGGAACTATAATATAATTAGTTATGGTAGAATTCGATAAGATCTGGGTAGAAAAGTATAGGCCATCTAAGTTAGATGATCTTATTCTTGATGAAGGCTCTCTTAGAGTTGTTAGTCAGTTCAAGGATGAGATTCCTAACTTGCTATTCGTAGGAAGTCCTGGTACTGGTAAGACTACTCTTGCTCGTATCATTGTTAATGATATTCTTGGATGTAACTTCCTATACATTAACGCTTCTGATGAGTCTGGTATTGATGTTATTCGTCATAACATTACTAACTTCGCTCAGACTAAGTCCTTTGATGGTGGTATTAAAGTAGTAGTTCTAGATGAGGCTGATGGACTCACCCCTCAGGCACAGGCTGCACTACGCAATACTATGGAGACGTACGCTAAGTACTGTCGCTTTATTCTTACTGCTAACTATAAGCATAAGATTATTCCAGCTCTTCAGTCAAGGTGTCAATCAATCGATCTTAAACCTGAGATCAAACAAGCAGCTAAACGTTGCTTTAACATATTAAAACAAGAAAACGTAAACGTAAGTGATGAACAGAAAATTAAATTTGGTCAGTTGGTTAAAAGAACATTCCCTGACCTCCGAAAAACTATCAACGAGCTCCAAAAGTCGGTTGTTGATGGGGAGTTGTATATTGATAGCAGCGGGAGTGACAGTGAACTTCTTAAGGCAGTCACGCAAGGACTCAAAGAAGACTCGATTAAGGTAAGAAAGTATCTTATCGAGAACGAAGATAGGTTTCAAGGAGACTATGATACTCTTCTTGCTAACTTGTTAGACTATCTTTATGAGCAGCCTATTGACGAGTTCAAGAAGAAGCAGATGATTACTGTCATTGCTGATCACCTCTATAAGAGCGCGTTCGTCGTTGACAAAGAAATTAATGCTTTTGCTTGTATTGTTGCTTTAGAATTAGCTCTTAAGGCATAAATATATGCATGAAGTTTAACGACTCCTTCGATAAATACATGAGCCTCTATAATGAGGCTAAGGAAGCTCCTAAGGGTAAGCATTACGATAAAGCTGGTAGACTTCAGTCTGGTGATGCAGATGCTGATGGTCGTGGAGGTCCTAAGTTTCGTTCCGATCCTACTTATGTAAATCCCAATGAGGATGGAGAAAGTAGAGAGTTCTTCTTTGGTTATGATATTGAAAATGTTCATCCCGTTGAAGAGTTTGTAAAAGCAAATTACAAAGAGGGTGAGTATGAAATGTCTACTGGTTACGGTGATGATGTAATGAATCACTTTAAAGTTAATGTTGATCTCGATGATGAGAGAGGTAAGAAACTTTTAGACATGATTGAAGATTGTGATGGTGAGGGTAATTACGATGAGGATGATTACGATGAGGATAACGAGACTGCTAAGAATATTGGTAAGGGAGCGTTAAAGCTTGCTGGTAAGACTCTTAAAGGAGCCGCAAAGTTGGCTGGTAAAGGTGCACTTGAGGTTGCTCATTTTGCAACAGATGATGTATATAGGAGTAAAAAATCATCTAAGGAAGATTGCGAATCTTGTGGCTGTTCTGATGAAGAGGCAAGAGAAGATTGCGAAACATGTGGTTGTGAAGAGAATCCAGAGTATGGTCACTTAGATGATACTTACTCTAACTACATTGATCAGTACGAGCCTAAAGACGAGTCTAAAGAGGATTGTGAGTCTTGTGGATGTGAAGATGCTGAAGCTGGTTGTGAATGTGGCAATTGTCCAGACTGCACACCTAAAGAGGATGCTGAGAGGATCGATAAAGATCGTATGAAGTGTAACTCACCTAAGCGTGGTGGTAGTAAGAAGTTTGTTGTTAAGGCTTGTGAGAATGGTAAAGAGAAAATTGTGCGCTTTGGAGATCCAAACATGAGAATCAAGAAGAGCAATCCTAAAGCTCGTAAGTCTTTCCGTGCACGTCATAAGTGTGATCAGAAGAAGAGTAAGTTCTCTGCTGGTTACTGGAGCTGTAAGAAATGGTAATATGAATAATTTTAAAGAATACTTCGAAGAGAACTTTAAAGACGGTAAGGTTAAGGGTAAGTCCAGACCTGGTCGTGCTAAAAAGGCTGGTGTTGATTGTAGCAAGAGTAAGACGGAGCTTCGTAAGATTGCCAAGAACAGTTCTGGTGAGAAGCAGAAGATGGCTCACTTTTGTGCAAACATGAAGAAGTCTGATGAAGAAGCTGAAGATGCTGAGCAGCGCTTAGATGATAAGTGTTGGAAGGGTTATAAAAAGCAAGGCACCAAGATGAAGGGTGGCAAGAGAGTTAACAATTGTGTGAAGAAATAGTAGGAATTACTATACTGGTGATTAAATAAGTGTATGGTCAAAACACTTAATACTGAGTTTCCAGTAGAGCATTGTAATGATAACGTTAATATCATCTATGTTGAGTCGCTTAATAATGTCTATAAAGACCTCTACCATGCTACTACTAATGGTGAGAAGTCAGTATTAAAGGCAATTGAGGTTGGAGATGACTTTATTGTAGCAAGTATAAGCCTTACTGTTGAAGGTGAGACTACTAAACAGTTAGTAAGAGTTGAAGAGGGTGCTAACCCAAAAGTGTATTTAAATGATAGCCTTTATAGTGTCATTGAAGAGTCTAAGAAGGCAGCAGAGTTAAAGGTTATTGAAGAGGAGAAAGCTGCTAAGAAAGCAAAGACAGAAGCTGTTACAAATCTTATTGTAGGTGCTCTTGATGAGCAAGTCAAAGCTGTTCAAGCAAAAGCTAAATTAGACTTTAATAAGGTTGTTGAAGAGAGTAAGAAGAGAGTTAAGGCAGCTAAGAAGAAGCCAGTAGCTGTAAAGAAAGAGGTTCAACAAAAAGAGGAGGTTGTTGTTGAGCAGGCTAAACAAGAGCTTGAGAAGGTTGAAGATAAGATTACTGAAACAAGTAAGTATATTCAGCATCAGGTTATGGAAGATTATGCGCCTGAGAAAGGTGATAAGAGCTTCCAGAGTGATATGAAGGCTCTTAAGTCTGAGTTAGAAGCTAAGATTAACAATCTCTTTGATAATCAGACAAGAGACATTCGCAAGATTGCTGAGATGTCTTCTGGTGGTGGTGGTAATGAATCACGCTCTATTCAGAATACTGCTGACATCGCTACATTGAGTGCCGATGTTGGTGCTTTTGAGAATGTTACAGTAAGTCAACGTGAGCAGTTTCAAGGTTATATAGCTCTCCTCACACCAGTATACTTTGGTGGTAGTGCTACTACTTTTGACATTCCACTTTCTGGTGTTAATCAGTTCCTCGATATTGAATTGGAAGTTGATCCAGCAGGAGAGTTTGATTACCGTGTTACTTCAATGACAGAAGCTACTGGACTATCTGGTGGCTATACTGGAACAGGTGCTGATGGAGATCCAATCATCTTCTTACTCGAAGGTCTTGAACTAACATCTTCAGCTGATGTACGTGTATCAATGAGTTTTAACCCAGATGATGATGGTGGTCGTCTTGATAGTAGACTTAACTTCTTCCGACACTCAGGTACAACTCCTTCAGATAACTTCCATATTGAAGCTTCTTCAATTGCAATGGAATCAGGTGCTGAAGAGGATTATGCCTACACTCCTGATATTAAGTTCTTCATCGGTGATACAATCGATACTAACGCTCCTGGAGATGCTGGCAGAGTATGCTTTCAGATCAAATCAGATGTACCAGGTACAGTCACAATCAATGAAATAGCAATGTTCATTCAGAAATAACTAGATTTAACGAAACAATACATTATAATTTAAATACATAATATTATGGGACAAATAAGAATATTCTCCGATACAAAGTCAGGTAAAGTTACCTTTGATGGGTCAACTATTACTGACAAGGAAATTGGATCAGTTGAAGCAGCAGCACACCCCACTCAATCAGATCGTATCATTATTAGATCAACACGTATCTTTAAACGTGGTTCTACTACTGAATACAGAGTCTTTTTGAAGCGCTTGAATGCTAACCGTGTTCAGAACGAAGCAGGTCAGACATTGACTGATGCTCCTACTCTATTCACAAGAGATCAGGTTGTTGATTACTTGAACGAGCAGATGTCAACTCCAATCATTACTGAATACTTTGAATACAATCCAACTACTGATAGACTTGTTGCTCAGAGAGATGTTCAGGTTGATAAGAATGGTTTCTTCTTAGGTGAAAAGCATAAGATGGCTTCTGGTGGTTCTAACATCTACTTCGAAGATCTTGATAATAGTGCTAACTCATATCCTATATTCGGTGAAGTTCTTGACCAATCTCTTTCAGCTAACCAACAGCCAGGTGAGGGTGTTACACTTCCAAAGAGTCGTATTTTCCAAGACTTTAACCCAGTTCCACTCGGTGGTAATCCTGTTGATGATACTGCTATTGATTACGATGGTGATAACTTCTTCCCATTCAATATTAGTGGTCAGGGTATTACTACAAGAGCAGGTGAAGCTCTTCTTGCTACACAGCAGTTGAAGTATGAGATTATTGTTAATGGTATTTCTGTTTATGTTCAGTACCTCCAGCCAGGTGCTTTAGCAATCAACGACCCTATTACATGGTACTTTGATCAGCCACTCGACATTGAAGCAGGTACAACTCTTCGTGCTACAATCTATAAAGTATCTATTGTTAATAACCAGGAAGTTATTGATGGTATCTTTAAGGTTAACGAAGGTGACGCTGTTCCAACTCGTTACCAGACTCAAGTGCTTGCTCGTCTCTTTACTGATAAGCAAATTGCTCTTAAAGAGGATGTTGATCAGCTATTGAATGGTTCTATCTACAAAGGCTCTTATGATGCTACTGGTACTGGTACACCTGCACTTCCAACTGGTACTGATGTACTTGGTGACTTCTATCGTGTTACCACTCCTAATGCTTTGAGTGGTTATAATACAGGTGACATTCTTGTATATAACGGTACTGATTATGATCACGTTGCTGAGTCAAGTGCTACACAATCAGACATTAAGAACTCTGCTCTTCGTGTATACGACATTTACGTCAAGGCTGGTTATTCTGGTAGTGTTAAAGATGGCTCAGTACTCTACCCATATGATAGCATTGAGACAGCAGTTGCTTCTGCTAATGATGGTGATCAGATCTATCTAGAAGGTACATTTGAAATCTCTGGCGAGATTGAAATTCCTTCAACTTTGTCATTGTTCTTCTATGGTGCTGATGATGCTGTTATTTCTTATACATCTTATGATGCTGCAAATGCTAACTTGATTAAGTTTACAGGTACAGACAATACTAAAGAGTTTAAGTTTGTAAACATTACATTCAAGAATGCTGGTGAGTATGGAATGAAGATCCAGAAAGCTGCTAAGATTGAGATTAACGACTGCGTATTTACAAACAATGGTTGGAATGGTACAGCTCTTAATACTGTACTTCCTTCTACTACTACTGCACTACTTGGTTATGATTCTACTGATACAGATCTTCAAGCTTTCTATGCTGGTGCTAATGCTTCTAACGGTGGTGCTATGCGCCTTGAAGAAATTACACAAGTCGTTATTACAGGTAATACAGTAACAAAGAACCTCAGAGGTATCCGTGTTCAGGATTGTGGTGTTGGTGGTGCTGGTGTTATTACACGTAACCAAGTTACACAGAACATTGAGTCTGGTATCTACGTTGCAGCTGGTTCTACTCATTCTGGTTCACAGAACATTACAGTAAGCATGAACGTTGTAGCATACAATGCTAACAACGGTCTTCTTGTAATTGGTGGTCTTAACAATAAGTTCTCCCAGAACGAAGTTAATGGTAACTGGAATGCTGGTGGTTGTTTCTGGGGTGCTGGTAATACTACTCTTCGTGATTGTGGTCTTTATGATAACAACAGAAGTGCATTTAACGGTATTGGTAATCCAGGTGATGCTAAAGCATCCATTCAGATTAACGAAATTTATGACTATTTAGGTGATACTATTTCATTGAACGCAGATGCTCGCTTCATTGCTGAGATTCTTGATACACAAGTTCATTATACTGGTCTTGGTTCTAATACAGAAAAGATTGGTATCCTCATTACATCTGATGTTGGTGGTCTTGCAGATGATGATAAGAACATTATTAAGGTTGATGATGTTGGCTTTATTGGTCAAGACTATGCTATTGACTTGAGTGAGGTTGATGTAACTAACTTGAGACTTTCACTTGGAGATAACTCCTACCAGTCAATTGGTGTTGCTGCTGTTAAGCCGCCATTAGTTGGTAACTACAGTGAACTTCCTTTCAGTAACCATGTAATGAGTTGCCCTTCAGTTAATGTTGAAGTTGATACTCTTAATCAATCTGTTAAGTTGAAAGAATATGTAAGTGGTAATGTTATCAATGTTTATCACATTAACGAGCTTGTTGCTGTAGACAATGGAACAACTGCTGACATTCTTCAGAAAGATTCTGATAAGATTCAGCTTCGTGGCTTAACTCTTAACAATGTTTATGTTAATGATGTTGTTGCAGGTAATACAGTTACGTCAATGGTTAATACATTGAACTCTGCATTCGCAATGGATCTTGTTCAGTATGAAGAATTCCTTACAACTACAGTTGGTGTAGCAAGTGCTGATGATGTGCAAGCATTAACTTTCTACTATATTGAATCTCCAGATGGTGTATTTACTTACCCATTATTCTCTACTGATACAGAGGCCAATACATTTGACCTTTCAGCTGGAGGAGATGGTTCAAGCATTGGTTATACTTTCCCTGATGAACCTACCAATACAACCTGGAATGGTCCAGTATCTGGATTTACTAATAATGCAACATCTGCACCATCTAATGGTATAGTAGGTGCCTTTACAAGTGTTATTTGGAATGAGATTCCACAAGATGCAGATAGTGGTTCTGCTCCTTCCCCGTTTAGTGCTGCTTCAATTACATTGGATGAGCTAACAACTCTCAATAATCAAGTTCACCCATTAGGTGCACAGTTTACTACTACTATTGCTAATGCCCCAACATGGATTACACAAGCACAGACAAATGGTAACATTACTGGAACAGCTCCAAGTGTTACTGGTGATAGTACTAATTACCCATCTGAGACATATACAGTTGATATTGTTAGAACAAATGATTATGGTTCATCTACAGGAGTTCTTACAATTGTAGTTAATAACTTAGATGCTGCTCTCTCCCTTACAGGTGATACAGTTCATACAGGTTCTGCTGTTGCAGGAAGTGTTACTAACTCTGCTGGTAATGTATTTACTGGTAATAGTTCCCTCTCTGGTCAGTTCGTAATGGATCTTCAGTATGCTCTTGAAGATGGTGATAAGCTTGAATGGTATCACCAAGAACAGTATATTGGTATTGGTATTGTTAGCTCTGGTGTTGATAAGACTACAGACATTCTTGATAAGGATTCAGCTCCAGGTTCACGTTGGGATCTACTTGCTCCATTTACTGGTGTTCCAAGTAATTCACAAGGTCAGAACTTTGGTAATGCTTATAGTATGGTTGGTTTAGTTCCAGTTGGTTGGGATGATAATACTAACCCACAAGCCATTCCAACACGTCCAGTTTATAATAGTTCTGATGTATGGTCATTGTTTAATAATGCTGGTACAATTGAGCTTTCACTCAATGGTGTATTGTTCAGAAGTAGTTCTTCTACACATACTGACCCAACAATTACATTTGCTACACCAGCATTCCTTAACGGTCAAACTATACCTATTCCAACATTTACCCATACTGCTAATGCTGCAAGTGCTCCATCAGGCTTTACTTTGTTGCAGGGTAATATGGATACAACAACTGAGCTTGCTGGTGATTCTGCAGCACAGTTTGATAACCTTACTCTTAGCCCTGGTCAGCGTTTGATCATTCCTAAGACTTATGCTAATACAAACATCCTACCTTCTCTTGATGGTGCAAGTGGTGAAGATAATAAAGCATTCATTGGTATTCCAAAGTTTAGTGCTAACTGGAGTAGTGTTGGTCTTAATGATGACTTCTTTGCTGTTCATAGGTATGAGAATAATACAGTTAATACAACAGGAATGACATTCAGATATGCTGGCCTAGCACCAACTGAGAATACAGTTAATCATGCAAGTGATACGGATGCTAACTTCCACATGGGTATTGAATATATGCGTGATGGTAATATTGCAGTCTTCCGTGGTACTGATTCTACTGCTTCATTAACTACTGAGCCAGTTGTAGGTGGTACATTTGCTACTAATCCAGCTATTTGGAATAATGCTGACTTAATTATTGGTCTTAGTGCTCAGCCATTAGTAGCTGCTACTAAAGGTGCTGAAGCTGGTATGATTCTTACAGAAACAGGATTGTCCATTATTGATGCTCCTCTACCTGCTAATGAGTTTAATGTTACTGAAGATACAAGTAGCTTGCCATTGTTTAGCTTATCAGCTGCTGGTGATATTACTTTGAATGCTGGTCAGACTTATAAGTTCTGGTTGACTGATTCATCTATTGAATCTACTGATGCTTTAGGTATTTGCCTTATTAGTGATAATAGTGATTATACTACTGGTGTTACTGTTGTTGGTACTCCTGGTGAGTTTGGCTCTTATCTTGAGTTTGTTATTCCAAGTGATGTTCCTCCAGTTAAGTTCAAGTGGACTTCAAATGGTGTTGCTTATTATGCTACTCCGGTAGTTGCTGGTTCAACTTATACAGTAGCTGTTACAGGTGTTACTCCACAAGGTCCATCTGCTAACTTCTCTGGTACAGAAATACTATCTGGTGAAGGAGGTTGGTTGTCTATTGATGATACAATTGCTGCTGGTCAACGTCTTGTGCTTGACTCTGCATTTATTACTGACTTACATGCTGCAATGCCTGATTATAGTATGGCATTTGTTGGATTTAAAGCAGATAACTGGACTAATACAATGACCCCACTTGGTTCTTATTTTGGTTTTGCTGGTATTAGATTCTATAAGCAAAGTAGTGATATAGGTGCCGGTGGTATTTATATGATTGGTTATGCCAATGGTGGTACAACTAACCAGAGCTATACACTATCTCTTACTAATGCTCAAGCATTTATTGAAATAACCGGCTCTGGTAATAACATAAGAGTTGGACATACTGCTTCATCTTCTTATGATGCAACTACAGATACTTACGGTAACTGGGATGCTAACTCCAAGGTTCAGACAGGTGAGCAAGGTTATGGCATTACAACAATCGATCCATATTTCTTCTGGACTGCTCTACCTGATAATGATACTGG